TTAGAAATCTATATAATCTGAGAATTGTTTTCCAATATCATCGATAGCTTTTTGGGTGATGTGAGTATAGACATTCATTGTTGTTTTTAAATCCGAATGTCCAAGACGGTATTGGACTTGTTTTAAACTCAATCCTGCATCAAATAATAAACTTGCGTGTGTGTGACGAAATCCATGAATTTTAATTGGTTGTAAATCACTATCTGAAATAATTTGGAGGAACCATTTTCTAGGAAGACTTGGGGTCATAATTCCACCATTTTCAGATTCAAACATCAATTTGCTGTTTGGATAGGCTTGGTGAAGTTCTTCAAGAATATCACAGGTTGTTTTATCCAAACTAATCAGGCGTTCGCTGGATTTGTTCTTAGTGACAGATATTTCTAAACCAGCGGGAGTTCGGGTGACTGCTTTAGAAACACTCAGAGTCTCGTCTTTGAAGTCTGTCCAATTTAGTGCAAGTAGTTCCCCTTTGCGGACACCAGTAAAAGCAAATAATCTAAAGATAGCAATCTTTTTGATATCTTTTGTAGCCTCGACAAGCTCCATAAATTTTTTTAGTTCTTCTTTGTCGTAAAAGTCTTTTTGATTAGACACCTCTCTTTTGATTTTAGGGGCTGTTACAGAGGTAGCAGGGTTATTTTCCAAGTAACCGTATTTTATAGCCAAATTAAGCGTATTACGGACCAATCCAAGCAACTTACGTCCATACTTTAGCTTAGCTGACCATTCATTCTGATATTGCTGAATAATCAGTGGAGTAAGCTCGCTGATTTTAAAATGTCCAATTGATGGTAAAATATGATTTTTGAAGTTACGTTCAGTCTTGAGATAAGTGCTTTCAGCTACATCTTTTTCATATTCTTTCAGCCATTGCTTAGATAGTTCCTCAAAAGTCATATTAGATTTAGTATCTTTTTCATCAAGTTCGTCCTGAAGTTGTAAAAGGGCTGCTCTAGCTTGTGATTTAGTTTTGAAACCTGAACGTGTAACATATTTTTGTTTCCCAGCAGTAGTGCCAACATAAAATCTAAATTTATAGTATGTTTTCCCATCTTTTTTCTTGTAAGGTATTATTTCCATATCAAATCACCTTTTTGCGTTAAAATTAACCTCACACAAATGTGTGAGGATTTTTTATTCTCCATAATTATTAATTGTATAGTAATGTCCATACATTAAAGGGAGCGTAACTTCTTTTCCAAGAGTACTTGTGTAAGAGGTTCTTCCTTTAGATATTCCGTAAATTGTAACGTTGTCATCTTCTGCAATAACGTCATCATACATATATTCATGAATTTCAACCATAACAACTTTATCGTAATCGTCATTTAGAGCAACTCTAATATAGTAGATGTCGCTACTTTTTTGTATTTGCAATACAGTTCCTGTAATTTGAATGTTTTTATCTTTTTCTAACTTATCGTGGTTCCAAGTGTCAAAATCAGGAGTCTCATATTCAGCAGGATTTAATTCAGAGCTAGAGCTGTCTGAATAACTTGAAGAACTATAACTATAGTCATCATCATCTTCGCTTGAGCTAGCACTAGATGATGAAACAGTTTGGCTTGTTGATGTAGCTGATGATTCAGCCTTCTCTTTTTTACCAGAGCCTGATGTGGCAATGCTAGTTATAATAAGAAGCACTAGTAAGCAGACACCGACAATAATAGCAATCACTTTATCATTTTTCTTTTCCAATTTAAAACTCCATCAGCTTTTAACGTGGTTCAGTTTTGCACGTAGTGTTCAATCAATCAGGTTAAAAAATTCTTCTTTAACCATGGATTCGTTAATAGTAGTTTTTAAGTTATATTTTTGCAAGAAGTTGATGTAATTAAAATTCTCTAATTCATCTTTATCCCAATACGATAGTTCTTCTTTTAGAAGATGGTATATCATATTTCTGTCAGCTTGAGCTTCATATTGTTCACGGCAACGGTCGTAGTTAGCGGGGTTATGGTCCTTATGACCTAATTCATGATATATCACTTTTTTCTTTTCAATATCATCCAGGTAGCTATCTACAATAATGAGGTTGCTGGGTTTGTTGTAAGTCCCTTTGAGAGTAGAACCTCTACCATCAAAATAATATAATTCAACACCTTGTTGAGTGCATGTTGACTCAGCAGACATCATAAAATCATCCTATCTTTTCTTATTTTCTATTTTTCATTCTTGTTTCAAGAATTGAACTGATTAGTTCCATATCTTCATCATTGAGTTCATGCCCATCATAAAAGAAGCTTTCTTTAGCAGCCTCTTTCAAGTCAATCTCATTGATGTTATCGTCAGAAGCGATTTTAGGGTTGTCAGTTCTTCCATTTAGGTAGTCAATAGATACGTTAAAATAATTAGCAACTTTTTCAACTTTATCAAGGCTTGGGTTTGAAGTTCCCCATTTTCTCATTGAACCATTACTAAAATCAAGTTTTCTTTCTAACTCAGCTAGGCTCATTTGGTGTGAGGAAGCTAGAGTTTTTATCCTATCAAGTAGAGTCATTTTTCCCCTTTCAAAAAAGAACTTACAAAAATAATGTAAAATTTTCTATTTTGCTTGTTGACAAGAGGAAAATTTTCCGTTATACTTATTTTGTAAGTTGATAAAAGAACTACAAAACAATCCTAGAAATCTAAATTAGGTCCGCCAAGACGTATAGATTAAAGAATGTTTGGGTAGTGCTCTTTTCTATGCTCTTATAATAGATTATTTTCTATTAGTTGTCAATAGAATGGAGAAATTTTCTTATAAAATTTTCTACGAAAGGAGAAATATGCTGTACGAAGTAATAAAAAAGAAAGCTTCTGATAAAAAAGTCTCTATTTATAAGATTGAAAAAGACCTTGATTTAAGTAATGGGTCAATCAGAAAGTGGAACAATAGTGTTCCTTCCGCCATTACATTAAGCAAAGTCGCTTCCTACTTAGGTGTAAGTGTGGAAGAATTATTGGAAGACAAAAACGAAGACTAAAGCTTTTTTTGCAGGCTAGTAGTTAAAACGCTAGTAGGGCAACAATACCAATTTTAGAAATACGCACGATGAACTCCTATTTAGTTTTTAATATATAAGTCCTTACTAGCGTTCTATCTGCTAGTCTGCTTTAAAAATACCCTAGGCTAGTAGCTATGGCTGTAGCAAGTAAAATTTTTTTCATTTTTCCTCTAAGAATCTGTTTGACTTTTTACCTTGTTGCAAACCTTGCTACAGCTTTACCTACTAGTCTAGAGAAAGAAAGGAACAATATGAATGAAATAGCATTATCGGACAATCTTGCGCAGATTGAACTTGAAATCAATCATCATAAGCAGATTGCAGGTCAGTCCATTTGGGAAATCGGCAGGCGTTTAAATCATGTTAAAGAGCACGATTTGGCGCATGGGCAATTTATGGAATGGGTTGAAAGTATTGGAATTAACTATAAAGAAGCTCAACGCATGATGAAAATTTCAAGCGAATTACCAGAATTGGACAACGTTGTCCAATTTGGAAGTAGCATACTTTATCTCATTGCCACTCTTCCAGATGAAGAAAAACAAACACAGCTTGACCGTATCGAAAAGGGCGATAATCCAACTGTTCGTGAACTTCAAGAAGTCAAACGTCAGCTTAAACTTGCAGAAGCTGAAAATAAAAAGCTCTTCGAGGAAAAAGAGCAACAAGCGGAACAGCTTTTAAAAGCTCAAATAAAGCCACCGTTACCAGAACCTAAAATTATTGAAAAAGAAGTGGTTAAGGAAGTCATCCCAGATGATTATCAGTTCTTTAAGTCTAATTATGAAGCTTCTGAACGTAACACTGAATTTTACAAGAAGCAAAATTCAGAACTTCGAGAAGAGATGAAAGAACTTGAACGAATCATCAGAGAACAACAGCAGAATATGGCTTCTAAAGAAGAGTTGTCTCAATTAGAAGAACGAAAACAAGCAATCTCTTGTGAGTTAGAATCTCTTGAAAAAGTTATCAAACTCAATCAAGACGTAGAAGATTTCTTGCTAGAACATGCTTCTTTGCAATATTCAGCAGATTTTTCAAATCTTTTTAATAACAGAGATTTAACTTTATCTCTACTAGATACTATCAATCGTCTAGAAAAATGGATTGCTGATATCAAATCAGATTTACCAAATACCGACATCATAGAAGGAGAATAAAACATGCGTACTTATAGTCATTTTTCACAAGGGAATATTTTCAATGATGGGTGAGAACACAATGTTGTCTATCTCACAACTAACTATGACATGTTTAACTTTAGCAAATTCAACCGAAACGTTTTCTTGTCTCCTGAATTTTTAAAACAAGCAGAACTTGGTTTTATTTCACCAATTATTGTAAATGAAAATATGACTGTTATCGACGGACAACACCGACTAACAGCGTGTAAACAACTTGGATTACCTGTTGAATACATTATCAAAGAAGGTCTTAACGAAGATGATATTGTTCGTATGAACACTGTTCAACAACCATGGAAATTGATTAACTACATTGAGGCTTATGCTAATGAGGGCAAGGAAGAATATATCAAGCTTTTAAATTTGATTAATACAAAAGACTATTATCAGAGTGTCGCTGTTATTGCTCAGATTGCTTGTAACTCAAGTACACCCCGAGGAATGATTAAAGACATCCAAGAAGGCTCATTTAAATTTCATAACTACAATAAAACAGTTGAGTTTTTAGCCTATTTGAAACTATTCAAACAAAAAACACGTATTCCATACCGTTCAAATCTCTCAAGAGCAATTTACACATTATTTACATACAAAAAAATTAACATGGATACGTTGATTAAGAAAGTCATCTCTACTGGTCTTAATGAGGAGCTAATTGTAAAATCGCCTAACTACTCAGAATGTTTGAAGGAATTATTGACTGCTTATAATTTCCGAACTTCAGTTAACTATATCAATTTTGCGATTAATGCAAAAGGTAATGTACTTATCGACAGTGAAAAACACGACTGGGCACTAGATGAGTATGAAAAAGAGCAGAAAAAAAGCCACTGAAAAATCAGTGACATACAAAAATAACTTAACTTAATTATAGAACGAAAGGGATTAAAATGCTATGGCAATTGAAGTCTTAAATGAATTTGATAAAGCTTTTAGGGATGAATTGTTGGCAGAACTGGTAGAACTTAATCGTGAGGCGTTTGCTATCGTCAAAGAAGAGTTGAAAAATGACAGCAAATGGGTTGGGATTAAAGTTTTAGTTGAAAAAACGGGTCGTAGTCGCAAGGAACTTGAGCGCTTGCGTGACCAGGGAGTGTTCAGATGTCATCGAACAGGAAAAAGTATCAATAGTAAATATCTTTATGATTTGGCAGATGTCCAAAGAGTTTTAAGAAAGGGAGTATAACATGACATATCTTATTATTGGCTTCAGTTTTTTGGTTCTTTCAGAGATATTCACTTTAACTTTGCTTAGACGTAGAGAAGAAACCATTGAGTACTACCGTAGTAAAGATTATGAGGACTTAGTGTTTATGAAACGTGTAAAGAAGAATAGTGAGATGTGGGCACAAGCTCAGGCTATTAGTAACCGTTTTGAGGAAGAATAGGAGGGCTTTAGTGGCAGATAATAAGAAATACTACTATTTAAAGCTAAAAGAGAACTTTTATGACCGTGATGAAATTGTAGTTCTTGAAAGCCTACCTGATGGTTACCTTTACAGTAATATTCTTTTAAAACTCTATCTTAGAAGTCTAAAGAATGATGGTCGTTTAATGTTTAACGACAGGATACCATTCAATTCTGAAATGTTAGCTACCATCACTAGACATCCTGTAGCAGTAGTTGAAAAAGCAATCTCAATTTTTCAACAAATGGATTTAATCGAGATTTTGGATAATGGTGCTATTTATATGCTAGATATCCAGAATTTCATTGGTCAAAGTAGTTCAGAAGCTGACCGTATTAGGAAATATAGACAAAAGATAGAATCTGAAAAGCTGTTGATACACAATGAAAGCGCTGGTGTACAAATGTACAACAAATGTACACCAGAGATAGAGTTAGAGAGAGAACAAGAAAGAGAGAGAGAACAAGAGAGATATTGCGAAGAATCGCAAATGTACATCTTTCCTTCTTGGCTAAATGAAAAGTCAATTGAACTTATAAAAAAAGGGAATCCTGACAATTACGAAAAGAGAATCCCGATTGCATACTTGAACCAAGTAACTAATAGGAATTTTAAGTATGTAGATAAAAATATGAGTTCTGTAAACGCAAGGTTTAAAGAAGGATATACACTTGAGGATTTTAAAAAGGTGATTGATATCAAATCAGCTGAGTGGTTAAACGATGAAAGCATGTCAAAATACTTAAGACCCGAGACGTTGTTTGGGACAAAATTTGATAGCTATTTAAATACCCCAACTCCAATAGCAAAAGATAAGTTTGCTTTTTCTGACCCGAATGCTGATAAGTTTGCTGGTATGGAGGATTGGAATTGATGCAAAAAGTTGATGATATGGCTAGTAAGTATGTTGAATTTTTGACCAAGCAAGAAGTAGAAGAGCTTTGTGATTTACACGGTGTTAAGCTTTGGCGTATTGCAAGACCTTCTCTTGATGGTATGGTTACTCAGGAATTTTGTCCAGAGTGTCAAAAGCTAGCTATTAAGAAGAAGGAAGAAGAAGGTATACAACGTGGGCTTATTAATTCTGATATTGCAAGAGGCTATCAAGTTTTCCAAAAAGACAGCATTATTTCTGATGATTTAAGAGGGGCTAGTTTTAAAACATTCAAAGCTGAAACTGACTTTGACACGAGGGCTTTAAATTTTGCTAGAAGAATGTGCAGAGACTACTATCAAGGTGGTTCAGGCAATAGTGTGTTAATTGGTCCTCCTGGTGTAGGGAAGAGTTTCTTGACGTTGGCTATGGCTGATGGGCTTAATGAAGTCTTCAAGAAAAGCAGGATTGATAACAAGCCTGTAACGGTTGTTTTTATGCCTGTTGCTCGTATGTTTTCAAAAATCAAGTCATCTTTTAATGGTGGTGGAAAGTTTACTGAAGATTATGCTATTGATTTTTTAACAAAGGTTAACTTTTTGTTTTTGGATGACCTTGGTAAAGAGAGCTCGATGGCTAACACTATCAAGCCAGCAAGTGACTGGGTGCAAAGTGTTTTGTTTAATATTTTGGATGCTCGTAAGACTACAGTTATTAACACTAATTTTAGTCGTGATGAGTTGCTGAAGATATATGATAGTGCTTTAGTTGACCGAATTTTTAAGGGTTCAACTAAAAATAAACAGGTTTTAGTTTATCCGAAAGGAAGTATCAGTAAGCGATGATTGATAAAGAATTGCAGGATAAGAAGAAGCTGATTAGTGATTTTGAAACGTGCTACTGGGAGCTTGACCCTGTAGTTAAACAACAGATGCTTCTTTTACCATTTGATAGTTTTGTTTTAAAAATTATTGAGTGGCAAAATTGGGCAGAAATTGGAGGAAGGATTGAATTTTGAGATTTAAAGTAAGAGTTGGTGAAATTGAAACGGATGAGCATTACAACTTAGGTACTGCTTTAGGAAGTGCTCTATCCTTGGTAGGTTACGGTAAGAATTTACGTTATCAGGATTATAACGAGAGTATTTTAGTTAAGTTTTTAAAAGCTCATACAGATGAAAAAATTAAAATCATTGGTGTTAAACAGTTAGATGATGATATTGAAATGTTTACAGAGATTGAGGATTGCTGATGAGCTGGCTGGTAACGATTAATATCCCACGTTGGGAGCGTAAGGAATGTAAAAATGAAATTTACGACACGAAAGCAGATGCTTTAGAACGTCAAAAGTATGTTCAGGATGTGCTTCATCTACATGCTGAGGTTATGCAATACGAGAGAGAAGGTGATTAGGTGGGGATTGTTAAGGTTTATAAGTTTTATAATTCTGAGACGGGGAAGTCATTCACAGGCTTGGTAAAAGATGCTCGGGAAGCATTTGGTCTTTCAAGACATTTCTTTGATAAGAAAGTAAGAGAAGGAGTTATTACAAGAGCGTTCCTTCGTACGGAAATTGTGAGTAACCCCAAAGACCCTCAGTACGTGTTCTTTAATGCTGATGGTGAATGGGTATTTACAGGGAGCAAAATAGGTTGTGCTAAGGAGCTGGGGCTCGATAATATTGGTGCTTTAGCCTATCGTATCAGGAAAGGTGATTATATTGTGAAAAAATATAATCCAGATGAGATTGACCGTGCTTATCAGCTGTCAAAGACTAAAAAAGTTCAAAAAAGAGAACATTCGAATAAAGAATATTTGTTCAAAGCGATTTATCGCTGTGGTATTTAAAGGAGGAAATAATGGATACATTTTTATTAGTTGAGTATTTCTTGAATGGAGCATTGATTTTTTTGTGGTGTATTTTAGTAGTACTGAAATTTAAGGAATATTTAACAGCACGTAAGTACACAAAATTGATTAAAGAATTTTATGAGGCTGTGAAGGGGGAAGAATGAAGAGAATAACTATTGCTTTTATTGGGGCAGTCGTGTTAGCTATTGGGGTGGTTGGAGGTTCTCGAAAAGCAGAAGCTACTAATCGTAAACGTATGACTGCATATGTACCTGCTGAAGATGGAAGATTTTCATATGAAGAGGTTAATGTGGAATCATATGAGGTAAAAGATGGTTTGCTCCATGTTACCACAGATTGTGGATATGAATATATTGGGAATAACATTGTGATTGAAAAATGGGAGGAGCAATGAAATGGAGGAAAACCCACAGCGTTATGTAGGACAATCTGGACAGCAGGTTAAAGATGTGTTGAAAGACTTTGCACCTAGTCCAGAATGGGTTAAAGGTTTCTACTGGTCGAACCTTGTGAAGTATGTACTACGTTTTAAAAACAAAGGTGGAGTAGAAGACCTTAAGAAAGCAAAAGACTATTTAGAATGGCTTATTGAAGAGGAAGAGTCTGAACATGAGACTGAAGATTAAAGTTATTACCCAAGATGAAGAGCTATTTTTTGATGTCCCTCCTGCTATTTATGAAATCTTTAAATGGCATTGGGAACACAAGAGAGATTTTAAAATAGCTAATTGTGTGATGAAATCAGATGAAATCTTATCTATTGAACTAATGGAAATCGAGGTGGAATAATGAATAAATTAGAGGTATTTTATTCTGATTCAAATTATGATTTGGAAAAAGATATTCAAGAATTTGCTGAAGAGCACAATGTAATTAATGTAGTTTTCTACACAGTAGCAGATATGTACCTTAAGAAGAGAGCAATGGTTATTTATAACTAAAAGGAGAATAAAATGGAAGCATACAAACAACGATTTATTAATGAATATAAAGAACTAAAAGAACGTACTGAAAAACTTGGAAGTATTCTACTCAAGTATAGTAAAGGTGATTTGGAATTTGAACCAACATGTCCTGTTAAACTATTACAAGACCAATATGCTATAATGGGCGATTACTTACATGTTTTAGAAATACGCGCTGTGTATGAGGGAGTTGAACTATGATTGATTTCCCATTATATGTAATTTCTAATGGATATACTGAACTCCCAGTTGAAGACCCAGACCTGTTAAAAGAACTCGTAATACATATTCTTGAGACTAATAAGGAAATTACAATTAGGAGAGAGAAGTAAATGAAAGAATTTAAAGAAATTATTGACGGAATAGCACACTCACTAAACATGACGGTTGATGGCTTAGTTAAAGCCTATCCACACTTGAGGACTGAGTATTCTTGGTACTACTTCTGTGAGAATGTTCAATTGATTTTTACTGTGCTTTTAATTGTATATGCTATTGTCTCTATTGTACTTATTGGAGTTGGTCATATAAGAGCTGTTGAAGATGACTATAGTGAAAAGAGTGTTGATACATTGCACACTATTTGTAAGCTAGTAGTATTAGGTATAGCAATACTTCTAGGTGTGATTTTAGTAACAATTGGGATTGAAAGCTTTGCAAGTCCAGATGTACTAATTATTAACAGAGTATTAGATACTATTAACTAAGGAGAGTAAATGGTTAAACTAAGAGACTTTATTAATTTGATTATTATGGATAACAACGACCCAATCTACATATTTGAGGATAACCATAAAATGCTTGAGTATGGTGTAGATGATGTCTCAGATGTACTTTCATACTATATTGATACAATTGTTATTTATGATGGTATGGTTGAAATTACTCTTAAGGAGGAACTATGAACAAAGTTAAATTCTTCCATCATTCAATTGGTAGTGAAATGGAGAAAAATATTAATGAGTTTGCAGAAGAACATGAAATTATCAATGTTTCATATACTTCTGAACCATCATCTACTGGTTTTTATAGTGTACAAGCAATGGTTTTATACAGAAGTAAATGACCCACAATGGTATTCAGCAAGGTTCGAGTCCTTGCGTGGGTATCACCAAAAATTTTAATTAGAGAAGAGGAAACTCCTGAAAATTTATTTCCGTAGTGTGATGGTGATAGGCACTGTGACCACAAAGGTAATTCATAGCATGTTCGAGTCATGCTGTGGTCATTAGGCTAGGAACTAAAAAATAAAAAAGAAAGTAGGTTCCTATGATGAGCATTTCCTAGTCGGTGCTCTAGGACTCCTTTGAATTTTTTAATCACCTTAAAAGGTGGCTCATTCTTCAGGAGCACACAAATAGCCATCCGTGTTCCTGTCGTAGAAAAAATCATTCAACTAATCCAGAAGATTTCGCGGATACACTATGATGGAATGGGACTGTCGTAGTTCTGCAAAGGTAGCCACACTAGGCGTTTTAAGGCTGTTCGACTCAGCCTGTGGCTATACACCAAATTAATGTTAGAAAGTAGGAAAACTTCAAACATGTCACTCAATAGATATTTTCCATAGTGAATAGAGGTGTACTATTCATTTGCTTGCAATGGTTTAGCTAGGGTTCGAGTCCTTAGGCAAGCGTAACCCGAAAAATAAGTTTTTGTGTTTACATATTGGAGGTGGTTAAAACACTCCTTCTTACAAAAATTATTATGGTTAGCTTGTCGGGTGGCTAGCTGTAAAAAAGCCGAAATAAAAAATTAGAAATGAGGTTATTCTAAAGCAACTAATCGGCGAGTTGTGATTATACAAGGCGTTGTTTTGATGAGGTCATAATAAATGTTTTTTTGCAGTTCGTGCGCCTGACTGCTTTTATTGTGTAAAGTGTACAAAAAAAGCAAGGCTGGGAAAAACCTTGCATGAATTTTATGAACGATATGTCTATTATAACACAAAGATTGCGAGGTGTGTAGATGGTAATGGAAGTTAAGTTTTTTATGAAAGACGGAGAGGTAACTGTTGTAACAAGTTATAAGGAATATTTGAATCTTGTAACTCGTTGGTATAACAATGAAGAGCTTCGTTTAGGCAGTGCTCGGGTAGACTCCAGTGATGTCTTGGGATTTGAGGTGTTAGAGGAAGAGTGGACGACTGAATAAGGAGGGAACTGTTTGCTAGTGGATATATTCCTTTGGTTGGTATTTGCATTTCTGGTAGTAGTATGCTTTGTCTGGGTGGATAAGCATGAGGAACTTGTTGAAGCTTTTTTAGAAAAAATCTCACGAGATTTAAGGAGGTGTGCTATGTTTGGTACTTGTGATTTAAATAAACTTGATTGGACAGAAATTTTTGAGTCAATTGATAAAGGGAAATATGGAAAGATGGTTGTTGAATTTGATGGAAAGCATTATGAGATGACTATTCGGGAGGTGGAAGAATGATTGAAAATAAAATTTGTGAGCCTATTAATGACACAAACATTGTTGAAGTAGCTGGTTTTGTGAAAGAGTATCGTGACATTTGTAGGTTATTTAACTATGTGGAAAATGATGGGGTTGTAAAGATTTCTGGTTGTGGGGAGACGGTTTGCGTATATAAAACTACCTTTGATACTACCTTTAAAAATGGCATAAAAGAATGGTTAATTGAACGTCTTAAGGAAATTGAAAAACAATTGAATGTTTTTGGTTACACAATGCAAGATGAGCCAAAAGAAGTTAAGGTCCATGTGAATAGATTGAAAGAATTGGCAGATAAATATGATGAAAATTTTTAAGTGGCACAAACATAATTACAAGAAAATTTTATATTACACTTTGGCTTGGGAGGCTTTTGGTCAGAGGGTTAAGATATTTAAAAGATTACAGTGTTCTTGTGGAAAGCACAAAACACAACTTATTCATGAAAAAATTGTATTTGATGCACGTTTGGATAGAGAATTAACTAAACTAAGAGACCTCGGATATATTTCTATTGAGGAATTGGAGAAAATTATAGATGAAAATTAAATGGTTATCAGTAGTAGCGTTTTTAGTTGTTGGTTTGGGGGCGTTGTCAGGTTGCTCTACAGAATCTGATAAAGTTTCTTACAACATTAGTAAGGAAGCGGATAATTTCAACGTTCGCAGACGTGTAGCGGTTATCAACACACGTACAGACAAGGTTGAGTTTAAGGTAGAAGGTCTTATTTCAGTGGACACGTCTAACAGTAAGAAGTTGGTTGTGATTGCCGAGGTAGCCAAAGGCAAATACAAGAAACATTTAATTAATATGACCAAAAATAACATGTATGTTGTTGAGGACTTGACGGATGGGACTAACGTCAATAAATACAAGTATGAGGTTGAATATATGCCCGAAAGTATTATCCCTGTAACAATCACAAATAATGAGTGAGGTAGCTTATATGGATATTAAGCAAAGAACAATTGAAATGATAGAATTTTTTAAATACACAACTCCAAAAGACATTAGCGAAGAGAAGTGGCGTGAGGCTTGTGATAAGGCGATTAAGTCTATTGACCAGCTTAAAGAGTCTGATGAAACTAAGATGAGTTTGAAAGATTTAGAGCGGGCGAATATGCTTGTCCAAAACGTCAAAATTTTAAAAACATTGTCTAAAAGCAAAATTGAGTATTTGAGAGTGACATATCCAGACGGCAGAGGCGACTGTATACATATGAAAGACGAACTAAAAAAGAAAATTCAAAAGGTATTTGAAGATTGTGCTGAGGAATCAAAAGCGGAGTTGAAAGTGTTGGGGGTTGACTATGAATAGAAATGAATTTAAAGAAGTACAAAGATTAGTAACTAAAATGGAACGTGTTGAGAGTATTCTTAAATATAAAGATTTTTATAGCCTTAGCTTTTTCCCTGTGGATAAACATAAAGAAAATGATTATAACCCTGTGGAAGAAGAAATTATGTGGGAGAAAGACTTGCAAAAATTTATCCGTAGTGGAATTGAATCTTACAGAGTATATTTGATTTCAAGATTAAGAGAGCTAGGAGTGGAATATGAATAAGCAAGAAGCGATTGAAGAGATTAAAAACTTAGAAGGACTTACTATTTTAGATAAGACTATTAACTTTGATAATGAAATGATACCAAAAAAAGAGGTTTTGAATATTGTCAATCAAATTAATGAACCAGAAAAGCCTACTGTTCCACAATATGTGGCTGATTGGTATGAAGAGCATAAACAAAATATTGAAATGTACATAACTAATCTTTGTATAGATTATGTGTTGCATAAAGAGTGTATAGATGATAAGGTTGCAGATTGGTATACCTATCTAGATAATAAACCAATTCAAACTCTTGTGAATATGCACCAATTCGGCTATGGAGTCGAGAAGGAAAAGCTGTATACAGTAGAGCTTCCTAATCCTAACGACGCTGGGCATGTGGTTCTTTACAAAGATAAAAATGGTAAGATTACAATCGAGTGGGATTGCGCAGAAGACTGGAAAAGATTTGAGGGCGTTAAGTTAACCGAATCAGAAATCAAAAAAGACTTTGCTTGGACTTGGCAGTTTGCTGAAGAGGTGAATGACAATGACTAGTTTTGAATCAACTATTATTAACTTCATTTTGCACTTCTTCTTATTTGTCTTCATGTTTATAATGTTCTGTGGAGCAGTATTCTTACTAATACTTGCAATTACTACAGTCTGGTATTTCATTGAAGAGGGGTGTAAAAATCTTAAAGAATGGAGAACTAAGTAAAATGATTAAAAAGTATATTAAAACAACACCTATTGAAGCAGTTCAAGTAACTGAGGGAAATCGCGAGGAAGTAAGAGAGTTTGCAAATAATCAACCAGTAATTTTTGGTGATAAATTTAATTATCATGATATTGAAACACTAGAAGGAACTATGTTTTTCGAAGATGGTGATTATCTCATTAAGAATCAAACTGGTGAATGTTACGTCTGTAAAAAAGAAATTTTTGAGAAAACGTATAAGGAGATTGAATAGATGGAAAAAGTAACTAAATTTTACATAGAAGTGACGGAAACCGATAATGATGAGGAGCATCTTTCTTATAAAACTAAACTAATTCTTATTGCTGAAACTTTAGGGGAAGCAAAAGAGAGAGCAAGAAAGTTAGTTGACCGTCATTTTAGCTGTAGTGGTTATAGTATGGTTGTGTACAAAATTGAAGATGTTGTTGTAGAAACAAAAATGAAAGTTTGGAGTAATTGATAAATGATTAATAATATAGTATTGGTAGGTCGTTTGGTTAGAAATGCTGATTTGAAATATACGTCATCTAATCAGGCAGTAGCAAGTTTCACGCTTGCTGTTAACCGTAATTTCAAGAATCAAAACGGGGAACGTGAGGCAGATTTTATCAATTGCATCATGTGGCGTAAGCAAGCTGAGAATTTCTCAGAATGGACTCAAAAAGGGATGCTTGTTGGGATTACAGGACGTATTCAGACACGTAACTATGAAAATCAGCAAGGTCAGCGTGTGTATGTGACTGAGGTTGTTGCTGATAGTTTCCAAGTTTTGGAAAGTCGTGGGAATGGTGCTCAGTCAAAAGATGATACTCAGTCACCTTTTAGCAATTCTGAGCCTATGGATATTTCAGATAGTGACTTGCCATTTTAAAAAGGAGTGCTTATGAAAAAATTGGATATGCTTAAAGAGTCGATAGATGAGATACTTGATGAATATAATTTCTGGTATGATGAGGCTCATAGAAGCTATAGTGAAATCGAGGCTTTAGAGGCAAAATATGATAAAGCTGTAGAAAGAAACAAGGAATTATCTAAGGCTTTGGGAGAAATGACTTGGAAGCAAATGAGACACCAGGCTAAAATTAAAAAGATGGGTCGTAAATGGTTGGCTAGAAATTAGGAGGATACATGTCAAACAAAATCCGCAATGCTATGAGATTGGCTCTTGATGCTGAATTGATGGAATACCAAAATATAGATAGGAAAATTGCTGTTAGGCAAATGGAGCTGTCAATCAAGAATATATTTGACCTTGATAGTTATATGATTGAAAAGATTGGTAGTGATAAAGAAAGTGATTTGGTTCTCTATAATCTTGGAATCCGTAAACAGACAATTGCTAGGCTGTTTATGACCTTTGATAAGGAGGAGCGTGAAATAGCTGACCATCGTTGGAATAAGGGGCGTCAGTGGGCTGAAATTGAGGAAATAATGCATATGAGTGAGCCTACCTTAAGAAGACGTAAGAATAAGATGCTTGATAGATATGCAAAATTGAAAGGTCTAATTTAAGATGACGAAAAAAGTATTTAACCGTCACCCTAAAAAGTATATATATAAAGACAAGAGCGAAAGCGCTTGTCTTTTTTTATTATGGAGGTGGTGTTATGTGAAATATGTACAACCTATACGAGATAAGGACCAGATAGAAATGTTAAAAGATTATCTCATGGATTGGAATCCTAGAAATTTCCTTCTATTGGTCTTTGGGCTTAATTCAGGTTTGAGGGTAAGTGATATATTGCCCTTAAAAGTCAGAGACGTACAAGACGACTATATAGAGGTCATCGAAAAGAAAACAGGAAAACAAAGATTGTTCCCAATCAATAGAACTCTTAGAAAAGAGATAAATAAGTATATATCTTTAAAAGGGCTGAAACCCTATGATTATCTCTTTGAAAGTCGCAAGCGTTGCAAGGTACCAGGGAAGGAAGGTCAGAAACAACCTATTAGCGTAACTCAGGCGTGGAAAATCCTGAATAAGGCTGCTAAATCGTGTGGTATTCATCACATTGGAACTCATAGCATGAGAAAGACCTTTGGTTATTTTATGTACCAACACAATGGGCATGACGTTGCCATGTTGATGGAAATGTTTAACCATTCATCTCCTGACATAACATTAAGGTATATCGGGATAAATCAAGAGAAAATCAATCAGGAAATGGAGAGCTTTGGGCTCTAATTATTTTTTAAATCTTATAAATGAAATATATTGAAAAAACATTGCATTGCTATTTTAAGAAATATAGTTAAAACCTATTAAAATATAGTGGTTTAGACGTATTGCATGAAAGAAATAGTTTATAAGATATATTGCATTGGAAAGGGAAGGAGTAGGGTTGAATAAAAGCTTTTTAACTAAGGAGTTTGGGACGGAAATTCTATGGCTACAAAGGTATTTTAAGAGAAGCTATAGCAATCCTCAAAATAGCCAATTAGAACAGATGATTATAGAACGTAAGCAGGAGCTTTTCTACCCGTGCCAAAATAGTGATATTAATAGCGGTTTTAAGACCAATAAGAGAAGCACACCAGAAGCCCTAAAACGGCTTGAATTGGAAGAACAAGATAGTCTACTTAAAATCTATCAAACATGGCTCACTGCTATCGAAAAGCACCTAAAAACGAGTGATGCAAATGTTGTTAAGGTTGTCCGAGAGGTTTTTGTAAACAAATACATGAATGTGGATGGTGCTGGTCGCAAATATCTGAATTATGGAAAAACCAGAACCTATGAGATTGTGTATCAATGGTTGCAGGAGCTAAATATTATATTTTTTAACGAACGTAAATAAAAAAGCCTCAGGAGTGTTCCTGAGGTTATTTTAAACTTTGGTGGTCAATGATAGCGCAGATGATTGCAATTAGGAAGATTATTCCAAAGAATCCCGCTATAATTTTGAGTACGATGCTAATGTTTACAAATAGCAGGAAGAGAAGCACAAGGGGAATAAGTAGCAAGTAAATCATGAGTATTGTTCCTTTCAGTAGTATTATAGCAAATCTATTTTACATTGCCTTGGGCAATTTCTACCAATAATTTTGCAAGATGGTTATAGCTTTCAAATGTGAATATTACACCTTTATATTTAAAGCTGATACCATCATTAAAATTATGCTTTTGGTCAAATAGTTTGCATTTATTTATACTCTCTACAATCAGAGCGTTATAAGATTGTGTTTTGTCTATACTGAATTCAATTGCATATTTGCCAACAGGTTTATCATTTCTTATCTTGATATAATTTTTATAGTTGCGAATTGTAAACATAGTAGCTCTCTTTCTAGTGGTTATATCGGATAGGAGCAAGCACGGCGGTAGCTAGCTCACATTCTAAAATAATTGGTTGATATGGGCGCTCTTCGTTGTAAAAAATTGTTGTCTCCTCACATTGTAGCATGCTAAAAATTCGGATAATCGTTTTTAAGTGATAACTATCTACTCTAAAGAAACCAGGTAAGTGGTTTAAGGGGTGGCAATTGGTAAAAGAACGGTTAGTGTAAATAAAATCCAATACACGGTGCTTCTTGGTTTCTTTAACAAGTGAGGAACTAGGATTTTTTTCAAGCTTTCGAATATTGTCAAGTAATAGACGTGTGTCAAATACTTGAATTTTAGTGTCGTCTGTAATTCTCGGGAAAGTCCTATCAGTATTAGGGAAAACAGTACAAGTAGAATCAGGGAAAAGTTTTATATTGGCGTGTGTATTGAAAACGTCATTAGTAAAACGAATTATCACGCTTGAATTTGTGTATTCGTAGTAGTTAGCTTTTGAATTTGCTTTGTATTGGATTTGTGTAGTAAAAGCTTTAGAACCTGTTTCTTTGCTATGAGCTTTTAAAACTCTTGTAATACCGTCTAATTTAATTGTTGCTTTTGCCATATTAATCCTCCCAAATACACAAGTCATCTTTACAACGTTCGTCATCAAATGAATAATTAATAGTGTAGTTTTCAGCATCTAATAGAACCCATTCAAGAATGTCATTTTCGCGTTCTTTGTGGTCGTTAATGAATTGTAGTAGGTCAGGCGCCCAACCTCGTTTTAAGTCGTCTTTTAGCATTCTGAAATCATCGTCAGTCAACTCAAAGAAAATGTGATGGTTAACAGAGTCATCTCTCATAAAATCATCACAAAGCTCTTGATAGTCGTCCTCTGTATACATTTCAACTATGTCATCAAATTCTAACCCGTCAAAGCGGTCACTTTGAGAATAAATATAATCGTTTTCGGTTTCGTTGTAATGAGTGTTTAAATCATTACTATCAGCATAATAGAGCAAGCCCCAAAGTTCTTCCCAAGAAGAACATAAAAAGTAACCTTGTTTGCTTTCAATCCCTCTAAAATGTGTTGAATCATTCCAAGAACCATAACGCCAAAATTCGCCGTTTTTAATGTAGTCTGTATTTAAAGCAAGTTTTTTCATGATATAAGTTCCTTTCTTTTATTCGGCGTGTAATTCTATTGTTTTGATAATCATAAGCTTATAGCCTTCTGACTGTAGTAATTCAATTTCCCACTCATGGAACTCTTTTCCATTCCAAAAGTCCATAACGTCTGGTTTTGGTCGTTTGTAGTAAGTCATATATTGACCTGTATTGTTATAATCATAGTCGGTCACCTTTATCATTTGTAATGGTCTCATTTTTCAGCCTCTTTCTATTAATTGTAATATTTGCCTTGTGATTGTATATAAGCGCCATAGCGCTCTTGAATAGCGTTGTCAGGTTCTTCCTGTTCTGGTAGTTCGATTGTAATAGGGACCTCTTTTCGGGCTACTATGATAAGCAGGATTATCATAGCAACCAAAATAAGAAGCATGAGCGGAAGCGGTAAATTAATTTCTTGATATGGCATTGTATCACCTCTTAAGCTCTTGGATAGGCGTGTTCGAAAAATTCTAGCACGTCAGGGCTGTAGATGATTTTTGAAAGGTCATCCACTTGCGAATACATTACAGTGTAAACAGAGCCATCTGTTAAAGCGATAGTACATTCATATGGTTCTAATTCACATTCTTTAACATAGCCTACTACTTGATGACCGTCAGGAAAATCAAGTATAACGGGTTCTTTCTCAGAAGAAGAAACAGAAGTGACACCGAGAAATACAATAGCAATAGTCGCAATAGCTAGGATAATTTTTTCATTTTAGTACCTCTTTCTAGTCGTTAAAGATTGATGACATGTTATAGTAATTTGATGCTTTCAAACCTTCCATTCGGGTATTGAATTCGTGTAAATCAGTGTAATATTCAATTGTTCTATGGTTGCTTAGGCGGGCAATGTTATCGGTAACCTCATAAGCTTCCATTTCAGTCATCATAATATCAAGAGCTCTTTCAGCTGTTAAGTAAGCAAATGTTTCAGTAGCGTAGTTAACGAATAGAATTTTTTTCATGTTTTTACCTCTTTCTTTTTTTGAGGTACTAAAAAAGTACCTAGAAGCTATTTACTATCTAGGTACTTTCTGATATACTACTAGTATATCTTACTTAGATAGTAAGGTGACTGAGCCTTGTAAGTTATCGGATTGGCGTTTGAGAACTTACTTGGCTTTTTTTGTTTTATTTAATTTCTTTATGATTATATTATATGTCGTTCCGTTTATTTTGTCAACACTTTTTTTAAAAAATTTATTTATTTTTTCAATAAAGTGTAGAAGTAAATCAACGACACTTTTTTTATTGTGTTCTTTCTGAGAAAGTTTTATTATTTCCCTTTCTTTCTCGGTTACTCTCATTGTCATGCTAATATTTCTTTCTCTACCAGTAGCAGGACGACCACGAGGACGCTTTTTGTCTTGCATGTTCCTTACCTCTTATGATATAATATTATCAAGGTAAGCAAGCGGAAGTTTATCCGCTTGCGAGAGTGAATGTTAATGTAAGGCTTTAAGTAATGCTGATAGAACTTCTACTAATTTAATAATTGCAGTTATTAAATTAGTTATATCAGCCAATATACTTAGAGCTTTTTTGTTACGTCTTTTTTTATGAAAAGACTTAACTTTTTTCTTACTCATAACTTTCACCTCCTTTCGCCCTTGATTTCCGAAAGGATAGAAATGCAAGCTGTTTGATTAGCTTACGTTTACATTATATGTCGTTCCGTTTATTTTGTCAACACTTTTTTATAAATTTTTTAAAAAACTTTTTTAGCCTTGGAATTTTTCCAAGGCTTTTTTTATTTCCTTTAATAGAAGAAAACTAAAATAACTTTCTTTTTTCTTTTAAATAGAAACAAAACGACCGAACACCAAAAGAAAAAAAGAATTTATCTTATAAGCATATACATACTATTTACTTTTTCTTTTTAATAGAAGAAAAATTAAAAAGTTTACAACTTTGTCAATTTTGTAAATGTTCGGATTTTCGTGAAAATAACGCTTACATCCCCCCTCAAAAATTTTCGTTCGGAATTTTTAAAAAATTTGGACCGGCGGACCCTTGTCTACTCGAATTTTTACCCCATTTTCTCTTATTAGGGGGGTATTTTTCGGGAAAAGCCGAACATAGCAAGGTTTAAAGTGCGGAAAATCTGCGCTTTTTTTGTGTTATGTTGTAAATATGAAGATAGATACTACAAATAAGCAAACTATGCATCCTTTCTACACTTCCAAGGAGTGGTTGGCTATTCGTAAGCTTGCAATTAAAAGAGACCATTCTGAGTGCGTTTGGTGCAAGGAAGAGGGTCGACTCACGACTCATGATTTAGAGGTTGACCATATTAAAGAAGTGGAATTTTATCCAGAATTAGCTCTTGAATTGGATAATTTGAGGACTCTGTGCCACGATTGCCATAATAGGCGACATGGTAGAGCGACTTCTAAAAAACGTAAATGGGATGATGAGATTTTTGAATGGTAAGGGGGTAGCTGTATGGGGCGAAAGACAAAGAAACAGCTAAAGCTTGAGGCGTTGGAAAGAGATTTGACGGCGCTGATTAATACTGAGAGTGCGATTGAACTGGAGAAGGTAGCTCGTTATGTTAACTTGGTTTCGATTTTTGATGACTTAGATAAGTCTATCAAGGATAAAGGAGCTATGGTCTTAACCGTCAATGGCAGTCAGGAGTTTTATAAGGCGAATCCTGCTATTTCTGAGAAGGTCAAGGTTAATGCTGCGCTGATTAAGTTGGATTCATTCTTTGATAAGAAACGTGAAGTGTATGAGGCTAAGAAAGCAAAATCAAATGATATAGATATGGATGACTTTGTATGATTCATCCATATGTTGATGCGTATATTGAGCAGTATGAGCAAGGCAAGATTCTTTTTAATAAGGAACGTGTCTTGCTTGTTGAATATATCAAGCGTGAGATTGTTCCTCGTCTTGAGAGTGGAGAGATTTATTTCCAGAATGACCAGATTGAAAGTTGTATTGGTTATATTGAGAAGTGGTTTTTCAAGCTTGAGGATTTTCAAAAGTTTATTATTTGTTTTGTTTTCTTGATGTGGTCACATAATGACCTACATGTTTATAAGCGTTTCTTGATTATGATGGGGCGTGGTGGTGGTAAAAATGGTTTGATTTCAGGTCTTTCTAGCTACTTGTTAACGCCTATGCATGGTATCGCTAATTATAATGTATCTATTGTCGCCAATAGTGAAGACCAAGCTAAGACTAGTTTTGATGAGGTTTATAACACTATTGAGGAAAAGGAAAAGTTGAAGAAACTTTTCTATAATACAAAATCTGTAATTCGTAATAAGCAAACAAAAAGTGAATTAAAGTATCGTACTTCTAACGGTAACACAAAAGATGGTTTGCGTGATGGTGCGGTTGTTTTTGATGAAATTCATGAGTTTCAAGATGATAAGGACGTTCGTGTTCACCGTTCTGGGCTTGGTAAGGTAAAAAATCCTCGTGAGTTTTACATTACAACAGATGGTTATGTTCGTGAAGGATTCCTTGATAAGAAAAAGAGGAGTGCATGAACGTTTTGACTGGGAAAGCTAAGAAGTTTAATAGTTGGTTCCCTTTTATTTGTAAGCTTGATGATGAAAAAGAGGTTGATGAAAAGGAAAAATGGCAGAAGTCACAACCTATGTTTCATCCTCCGATGTCCCCTTATGCGGAAAATTTGCTTGAAACAGTTACTGATGACTATGATGAGTTAGAAGAAGACCCCTCTGGTCGTGAAGAGTTCATGACAAAACGTATGAACTTACCAGTTGTTGACGTAGAGCGAAGTGTAGCCAGTTTTGAAGAATTGCGTGCGACTAAACGTGACTTTCCTGAACTAACTTATAGACCTTGTATTGGTGGTTTGGACTTTGCATCTGTTCGAGATTTTGCTGCAGTTGGTTTGTTGTTTAAGGATGGAGATGATTATATTTGGAAGAGTCATTCTTTTGTTCGCAAAGATTTTGTAGATAAGTATTATAAATATTCTAGTCGTTTAGATGAGCGTACTGGTGGAGCAAATGGTCGCCAGAAAACTATTGCTCCTATTCGTAAGTGGGAGATGAATGGTTGGCTAACGGTTGTTGATGAGCCAACCATCAATCCTAGGTTGATAGTTAATTGGTTTGTTTCTATGCGTGATGAATATGGTTTCGATTTGCAACGGATTATCTCGGATAATTTCCGTATTGATGTTTTACGTCAGTATTTTGAGGAGGAAGATTTTGAAGTATCGTTTTCTAACAAGTTTGAAAATGCTCCTAGTGGTTATCAGGTTGAGGTGTTGCGTAATGCTAAGGCGAGTGATAGCTTGCTTGCTCCACGTATCGAAACAGCTTTCGCTCAAGGTCACGTCAATTTTGGAGATAATGACATGATGCGCTGGTACACTAACAATGTACTTCGTCGATTGAAACCTGATGGTAATGTTGAATATATCAAAAAAGAAGATGTTCGCCGTAAGATTGATGGTTTTAAAGCTTTTCAGTATGCAATGTATCGTGCGGATGATTTAAATGATTTGAGCGTTGGTTCTGATGAGTTTTATGAAGATGTTCTAGATTGGTATTAGATATTAGCACCCCTGTAGGGGTGCTTTTTTTGTGCTTAAAAAGGTGTTGAGATAGCAATTCTAAGGCTTTGTTTATTGATTTTGTGGGTAGTTAATCATTTAAAATCTTTTAAAAGGGGAGTATTTTTTTAAAGTGCGGAAAATTTGCGCTTTTTTTATGGGAAAATTGTATTGTGGAATTTTTAGGAAGAGGAGTGCTAGCTTTCTAGCGCTCCTTTTTTAGTACCACTAGAAAGGAGTATCTCTGATGACAAAGTCAGGGCTATCTAATATGTGAGTCTTTTAGATTATTTTAAATTTCAACGGGCACCAACGTTTTCAGATACGGATGATGGTGTAATAAGTGAGTTAAGTAAGAATATCTCATTGAAATATGGTGCTCTTCACAAGGTTTCTAACTATGTTGGTCGAGGTGTTTCTAAGGCTAAATTTGTCTTGAAGGGTCCTGATGCTGAAAAGCTTAGCGCTGAGTGGTTGTATAAGTTAAATGTAGAACCTAATCCTAATCAGACTGCCTCTCAATTTCTTGGGGAAATTGGGAAAGCAATGATTGAAGAGGGTGAGGTGATGATTGTTGCATATAAGGGAAGTCTTTACATAGCTGATAGTTACAGTAAAGAAGAGGAGAGTTTAGAAGGCAACAAATATCATGTTACGTCCATCCAGGGGATAAACGTTGATGAATTTTTCGATGCTGATGAGGTTATTTTGTTAAAAAACGAAAATGATGGTTTGAATAACTACCTTGAAAAGCTTTGGGAAGATTACGGTGAGTTATTAGGTCGTGTGATTAATCGACAAAAAACTGCTAATCAAATACGTTTTACTTTTACCCAACCTAAGGACAAAATTCGTGAAATGGCGCAGGAAGCGGTTGATGGGGAGAACAGAAAAGAGTCAAATCAACAGCGGTTCTTTAACAGGGTTATTCAAAAAATCAAGACTGATTCAGTTGTCGGGATTCCTCTTAGTGGTAAAAATAGCTATGAAGAATTTTCAAGCAAGGGGAGCGGTCGTGTAACTTTTGTTGAAGATATGGATGGACTGCTTAAGCAGTACACGGATGACCTTTGTCAAATTATCGGTCTTCCGCCTGCATTAGTCCACGGTGAGATGGCTGACAATGAGAAAAATTATGAGATGGCTGTTGAGACAGTTTTTGAGCCAATCGTTCAGAAGTTAGTTGATGGTTTACAGCGCGCCATTTTTGATGAGAAACAGTATCAAGCTGGAAATCGTGTTAAGGTTACTGGTCTTCATAGGTTTAACTTATTTGATATTGCTACGTCTGGTGATAAGTTGATTGCTGCGGGTCTTGCAATGGCAGATGAGATACGTGAGGAAATCGGTCTTGAACCTCTCCCTAATGGTTTGGGGCAACGCTTGTATATCACTAAAAACTATTTAGAAATGAGGGTAGAAGGAGGAACTAAGGATAATGAAGAAAATCGAAATCAAGGGAGCGATAACGATGAACGATTATAAAGAGGTTTATAAATCTCGTAATCGTGCTTGTTTTGCTCCAGAAGATTTAGTACTTCCAGAAAACGGTGAAGATGTTGAAGTTCATATCAATTCTGGAGGTGGAATGGTTTTTGCGGGTAGTGAAATTTACACTGCGCTTAAATCATATCCTGGAAAAGTAACTGTGAAGATTGTTGGAATGGCAGCGAGTGCGGCTAGTGTTATTGCAATGGCTGGTGATGAGGTTCAGATTAGTCCTACAGCACAATTGATGATTCATAATGCGTCAAGTATGGCTAATGGCGACTATAATGCGCTTCATGCTCAAGCAGATGTAGCAAAAAACATTAATACGTCTATTGCAAATGCCTATGTTCTAAAAACAGGTAAATCACTTGATGAGTTACTTGATTTAATGAACCAAACAACATATTTCACGGCGCAACAAGCTGTTGAGGCTGGTTTTGCGGATAAAATCATGTTTCAGGATGGAATGGTATCGGATTATGTAGCAAGTATGGAGGATGTTATTCCAGATAGCATCATTGCTGAGCTATATGAGAAAGATACAAGTTCTACTGATGCACTTCTTAAACAGATTATGGGACGTTTGGATGATATGGAAAAACGTCTTGATAGTAAACCTGTTGGAGATATGCCAGTAAATGTTACTGTTGATACTAAAAAATTAGTAGAAGCTTTGAAAGAAGCACAACACAACCCGATGGATGATAGTCCATTTGGGAAATTTTTTAACACAAAATAAGGAGAAATAAATGGTTATTAATTTAAAAGAAACGCCTAAATACATGGAAGCCATGAACACTTTGGCTGAAAAAATGGCAAATGGGGCAACTGTTGATGAACAAAAAGAGCTTTTTGCGAATGCTTTTGAAGTTCTTGGTCAAGAGTTGCAAGACATGACTGAAACTCAATTGAAAAATCTTTTTGAGGAACGTAATTCAAATGCTTCACTTACTGCAGAAGAAATCAATTTCTTTAACGAAGTGACAAAACCTGAGGATAATGCAGGTGTTAAAACTGAAAAAATTATCCCAGAAGAAATTATGATTCGAGTATTTGAAGACTTGAAAGTAGAACACCCTCTTCTTTCAAACATCAAATTCAAAAATGCTGGTTTGCAACTAAAAGCTATTGTATCTGAAACAGAAGGAACTGCTGTTTGGGGTGAAATCTATGACGATATTAAAGGTCAATTGAAACAAAAATTTGGTGAAGTTAAGTTTGGTATGAACAAACTTACTGCCTTTGTAGTTCTTCCTAAAGATGCTCTTAAATTTAGCTACACTTGGTTGAAACAATTTGTTATTGAACAAATTAAAGAAACAGTTGCTGTTGCTTTGGAACTTGCAATCGTAAACGGTGATGGTGTAGATAAACCAGTTGGTTTGATTAAAGACCTTGCTAAGAGCACAACTGATGGTACAAAAATCACTTTTGCTACTGACAAAGACCCAATCGCAGATTTTTCAGAAATTGATGCTAAAACAGCTCCAACCTTGTTTGCTCCAGTGATGAAGTTCCTTTCAGTTGATGATAAAGGCAATATTAAAAAAATCGCTGGTAAAGTTTGCTTACTGATTAACCCTATGGACCGTTGGGAATTTGAAGCTAAATTCACTACTCGTACAGATAGTGGAGTGTACGTAACAACTATTCCAAATGGCGTTAAATTGATTGAAACATTAGCTTTGGAACAAGGTAAAGGAATTATGTATGTTTCTGACCGTTATGATGCTTTCACAGCTTCTACAGCTCAAATCGAAGAATTTGACCAAACATTTGCTTTAGAAGATTGGATGCTCTATACAGCAAAAGCTTACTACTACGGTAAAGCTAAAGACAACCATGCTTCAGCAGTAGTTACTTTGGCTAAAGAAGCTACTTCTGGTAAAGCATCAGGTAAAGCTTAAGGAGTTAGATGAGGTGTAGTGTATGGCTATTGATGTAGAGAAATTTGCTAGTGAAAATTTAGACGCTTTTAAAGAACGTATGCGTATCAGTAATAATGAGGAAGATGATAATCTTAAGCGAATGTTACGCTCTAGTATCGTAGCCATCGTGCTTCTTGTCGGTGCTACTGAAGTAGAGGATATGCTTACGGAGCTTGTTTTTGAGCGTGCTCGGTATGTATATCATGATGCGTTAGATGAGTTTCAGCGTAATTATAGTTCTGAAATTGAGCTACAGTATCTTATTAATAAGTTGAAAGGGGAAAAGGACGATGATGCGTAAAAAGAGTATTAAGAGTGAGACTACCCATAACGGCACTCTTAATACGCCTGTCGAGTTTTGTTCAACTAAAGTTGCTTCTGGGTTGCATAAGCACGGGACTACAAACAAAGTTGAATATAAAGCGTGGGCGGAGATATATAGCTCCTCTTTGAAGGATATTGAGATTTTGAAGAGTCGTGGGGTCAAGAAGTCCGTGACTATCATAATCCGTGACCCATATGGCGCATACCAGACAGATAATAAGCATGTCGTGATGATTCATTCGCCACGATATGCTGGGGTTGTCTGGAAAATCGAAGATATCCGTCCAAAGGGTGGATATATTACTTTTCTATTGAACGGTGATAACGATGGCGTTTAGAGGTATCAGTGTTACAGGCGTTGAGGATGTTTTACTTGCGATAAACAATAAACTTGGTAAGACACGGCGAGAAAGAATATCCAGAGAAGCTATTAATAATGCTGCTGAACTAGCCGAAGTTGACCTGAAAGAAGTAACTGGAACTTTCCAAGATACTGGTCAAACAACTGACCAGACGACACATTCAAGAGCTCGTAAGATTGGTGGAGAGTTCTACCAAGTTAAAGTCGGTTGGGGACCTGGTTCTCGTTGGCGATTAGAACATTTGAATGAGTTTGGTTTTGTTCGGAATGGTCGCTCATATCCACCGAATGGCAATATCCGAGGTTTTGGTAAACTTAGGGTCTTTGCTGAGGAACAAAAAACAGTTTACGTGGAACGTATGGAAGATAAATTGAAGGAGTTGGCTCGATGAGTATGATGGATAAAATTTTTGAAGAGTTTCTGAAATCTGACAAGCTAAAGGCTATTGATGATTTTGGAGGAATTAAGGATTTTGTAAGACCAGAAGGGCTTGATTCTGACGCTTCAAGTGTCGTGATTATTCCTTTAATGAGTCCTGCACAAGCTAGTTTTGGTAGTGATACGCCTCTACGTAAGAAGTTTTTATTTCAGATTAACGTAGAGACGACTGATTACGATGAGACAAAATTGGTCGCTAGAGAGGTTGAAAAGGCAATGCTTGCATTGTCTTTTTTTCAACAATCTGGCGGGTTAGATGAATATTTTGAGGAAACTGGGCGTTATGTTGATGCCCGAACATATCGTGGTTTTAGCGATATTTATGATTTAGATTATTAGGAGGAAGATAATGACTTTAGTTGGTTTTGAAAAAATGAAAATTCGTATCCATGATGGCGCTGAACCTAAACTTGGTGAGAATTATTTTGTGATTGAAGGTAAAAAAGGTGAGGGTGCTACTCAAACAGCAAATATTACAGGTCTTTCAAGTGAACCTGTAAAAACATACGGTAGTAACTCAGCTTACTACACTTCTCGTAAAGGTGTAGGTGATGTGAAAGCTGAAATTACAGCTGTTGATGTGCCATTTGCTGTACAAAACGCTATTCTTGGACGTAAAAAGAAAAATGGTTTGACAGTAGGTGGAGCTGATACTGAACCACCACTTTGCTCTGTTGGTTTCTTCTCAGAAGACCCACACGGAACAGAGTTTGGTATTGGTCTATATTGTGGTGTTTTTGCCATGGATGGTATTGAACTCAATACTAAAAAAGGTGAAAAAGAAGAGCTTGCTAGCGATAACTTAACATTTACTGCAGAAGGTAGCGATGCACCAGAAAGCAAAGGTGACTACTATGCAATGGCTGCAGGTGAAGAAGAAATTGCTTTGCTAAATAAAGCAATGCAATTTGAAGTTAAAGCTACTGCGTAATTTAAGGGAGTTTGTGGAGAGGTTTATCCTCTCCTATTTTTTTGAAAGGAAAGAAAGATGACTAAATTATCAATTACTTTATTTGACGAAAATGGAGATAAGGTTTCTTACGAACAAGATAAAGTTCCAGGTAAACGTGTATTGGATTTCTGGGAGTTGCAAGAGAAGTATGCTAATCCAGACTACACGCCTAAACAAAATCTTTTAGACCGTGTGGACTTTGTTGCTTCACTATTTGACCAAAAAGCTGTAACACCAGATGCTATTTTGAATGGTTTGAACGCATGGGAGCTTGAAGAAACTGTCGACAATCTCATCTTGACAGCTGTAGGGGTACGTCATGAAGACGACCCAAAGGAGCTGGTATCTCCCCTAGAGAAGGAAAAGAGCGATTCTTAGGTCTAGTCAAAGATTTAACAACTAGTGGGAATGGTTTTACTGTCAATGATGTGATGGAAACGGATTTTCAAACATTGGTTGATGTTTTAAATGCTAAATCATCAGAAGAAAGTAAGAAAGAACAGTCCGTAGTACCACTAAGTGAATTTGTACAAACTGTAGGAGGAGGTTAAAAATGGCGACACCGTTAGGTAATATGGTTGTCCATCTAGGTCTTGATAACTCGGAATTTCAATCTAAGTTAAGACAAACAACTGGGAGTATCAAAAGCTTCAAAAATGACATCAAAAAGATGGAAAACCAGCTTAAAACGAGTCAAGCAATGTCTAAGTATGCTTTGAATGGTCGTGAAGCTTTTAAAGCGTACGGTTATCAAGTTAAAGACCTTAACCAACTGATTACCACACATTCTCAGTATCAATCTAAACTAGTTGGCGATTATAATAGAGTCGCTGCTGGGACTCGTGGACTTGCCGATGATTTAAAAGCTACTAATAAACAATATCGTGAAGCAAAGGGGCTTTATGGCGAAAACAGTGAACAAGCCAAAGCTTACGCTGTACGTTTAGATGAAATCAAAGGGGCTATGGAGTCTGGGACTAAACAAGCGGAGAACCTAGCTAGAGAGTATGAGAATAGTCGCCAAAAACTTTTTCAATATCGTTCAGAGTTAAAAGAAGCTATTGAGACACAATATTCTCAGCATAGTCTAACTGCTCGTTTAGGAAAAGGTTTGACGACTATCGGTAATGGTTTGTCTACAGTTAGTCAGAAAACTCGTGGGATGACCATGGGGATTGCTGCTGGTTTTGGGGTGGCTGTTAAAAGTGCTGTACAGTTTGAAGATGGTATGAACACGATTAAAGCCTTAATTGCAGATGATGTTCCTGAAAGTAAAATGAGTGCCACTATGGACAAGCTAAGTAGCGCTGTAAAAAACTATGCAAAAACGTATGGTATGAGCACTGGGGAAGTTATTGAAGGAATGCAGGAGATGATTCGCCGTGGTTATGACGTTAATCAGACAATGGAGTCAATGCCCCATGTACTTCAAGCAAGTAAGGCTTCAGGGGAAGATTTTGGTACTGTTATGCACGCTACAACAGCTATTCTGGAACAATTCAACCTCCAAGCCAAGGATACTCAACGAGTTACAGATAGTTTAACCTATGTTGCTAATAAAACCGCCTCAGACTATTCAACATTGGGGACAGCTATGGAGTATGTAGGTCCAATGGCTGCGACAGCTGGGATTTCTCTTGAGCAAACCGCCTCTGCTATTGGTCTTTTATCTCAACGTGGTATCGAAGGTGAAAAAGCAGGTACTAACTTACGTGCAATCTTAACAACTCTTGTCGCTCCAACAAAAAATAATGCTAAAGCTTGGAAACAATTAGGGGTTTCTACAGATGCGTTCTTAGCAGGAAGTATTGATTTAGCTGATGTCCTAGACCTAGTTAAAACAAATACAGAAGGATTGACGGATGCGCAAAAAGCTTCTCTCATTTCTCAAGCAGTAGGACGTACAGGTCAGGCTGGTATGAATGCTTTGGTCGCTCAAGGTGGAGATGCTTTGCGTAATCTTACTTCTGCTACAGAAGGTGCGACAGGTTCAACTAAGAAAATGTCTGACCAAATGATGCAATCTTCAAAAAATCAATTTAAACAGTTTTTATCACAGCTTGAAACATTAGGAATAGAAATTGGAAATGAGTTATTACCAATCTTAAAAGACTTGCTAGATGATGGGGAGAAAGTTGTGGAATGGTTCCACAACTTAAGCCCACAGGCGAAGGAGTCGGCTGTAAAATTTGCTTTGGCAACGGCTGCAATCAGTCCATTTACTGGGGCTTTGGGGTTAATTGCTAAAGTTGGTGGTGGAACGCTGTCTACTATTGCTACTCTTACTGGTAAATTGAAACTGTTGAAAATGAGTTTGACTGGCGCGAAAGAAATTAGCGGTGCTACTCAAACATTATCAGCCTTAGGAGGAGTTGCTGGGGCAACAGAAGGAAGTGTCGGCGCCTTGGGTGGTGCACTTAGTGGCTTAGCAAGCCCAGCTGGGGTAGTTGTTGGAGGTTTAGCTTTACTAGCTGGTGGAATGTTCGCCTTACAAACATACTTGGATTACAATAAAGCAAAATCTGAGGAGTGGGGAACTACACTTAGCGGCACTGTTGCATCTGATGTGTCACAATTGAAAGGAAAAGTTGATGAAACTAAAGATGCAGTTATTCAATTTGAAAGTGGTACAACTCAAAATGCTGAGAATGTTATAAAAGCATTCCAACAAATGAATGAAGCAATTGGTCAATATGCTGAAGATACAAAATCTAAGCTAAAAAAAATAGCGGACAAAGAAGGGTTGTTGCCAGAAGAAGTTGCGGCTGGTGAAGCTTACATTGACCAGAAAAAGGCTAATGTTCAAGCAATGACTGACCAAATTGTCGCTATTTATCAGCGCCATAACAATGACGTTAGTCAGTTAACTGCAGAAGAAAAACAAATTGTTTTAAATAACCAGAGTCAGATGGTGAAAGCTGAGTTAGACATGATGAATTTATCTGGAAAACAGAAAAAAGCTATCATGACTGCGATAAATGGTGATGTCACACAGTTAAATGAGACTCAATTAAAAAAGCAAAAAACAATTTTAGATAAAGCTATGAAAGCTGAGCAGAAGAGCTATGAGGAGCATAAGAAGAATACTGAAGAGTTGTATAAAAATGGTTATCTTACAAAAGAAAACTACAACACACGTATGCAAGCTCTTGAATCCAAGCATACTGCAATAATGTCAGCGTACGGTGAAAAATATGCTGCAACCATTGATGAACTTGCCAAATATGAGGGGCGTTCAGGTATGGGGAATGTCTGGAGTAAAGCAGCCGATAAAATGAAAAAATATGGGTTAAAGCTTTCGGATTTAAATAAAAAAGCTAAAGGTAGTGCAGAAAAATTAGCAAATGTTAACAATATGTTTGCTAAAAGCACTGCTGACATGTCGGCGGATGCTAAGAACGCTAATGACCAATGGAACGCCCTTGTGTTTGACCCTAAAGAAGGAAAAGTAAAAACCAACGCAACTGAAGAAGTAGCAAAAGCTTTAGCTGCAGAAGGTGGTTGGGACCAAATGCAATTTGTTTTAAAGAACGCTAACCTAACGACTAATGCTCGATTAACTATTGCTGAAGCACTTGTTGCGAATGGGCAATGGGCAAACTTAAAGCCAGAAGAAAAAGAATTGGTTGTTGATAACAAAAAAGGTTTGATGGCGATAGCAGAAAGTACCGACTTGATGGGTAAATGGGATGCTATGCCTGAAACAGTAAAAAATATTTTAGCGGATGACAAAGACTTTACTGATAAAGCTAAAAATGCAACTAACGTTCTGAACAACTGGAATAATTTATCTCCTGATGCAAAGGATTTGATAGCAAAAAACTTAGCTACACTTCCTACAAAAGAAGCTCAAGCGGTTATTGATTCTTTAACAGGAAAAGAAGTAGACTTGAATGCTTTAAACCTAGCGTTAGGTGGAGTTACTCAGGCACAAAGTGATATTAATACTTTGACGGGGAAAACTGTAGGTCTGTTTTCAATTGACCAGACAACAGGTCAAGTAGTAACTGCTCAAAGCAATATTGATAGTGTACAGCAAAAAACATTGCCTTATCTTAATATTGGGGATAACACTGCAGGCGGGACATCTAGCGCCCAAAGTAATATTGATGGTGTGCAACAAAAAACACTACCGTATTTGAATGTTGGAGACCACACAGCCTCAGGGACATCGAGTGCCAAAGAAAATATCAAGAGCGTAAAAGGTAAAACAGTATCAATTAAAGCTAGTGATAAGACATCTGGACCAACATCAAGTGCCAAAGAAAATATCAAGGGTGTAAAAGGCAAAACTGTAAAAATCGGTGCTACAGATAATGCCTCAGGTGTTTTAAGAGGTATTAACGGAGAATTAGGATTACTCCATGATAAAACCATAACTGTTAACGTTAAGTATAAAAAACATGCGAACGGAACAAATTACCACCCTGGGGGTCTTGCGATGGTCAATGACCAGAAAAATGCTAACTACAAAGAAATGGTAACTTTGCCAGATGGTAGAAGTTTCATCCCAGAAGGACGTAATGTTATCTTGCCATTGCCGAGAGGTTCAAAGGTTTTGAAGGCAAGTAAAACGAAGTCTCTGATGCAGAAATATGGTGTTCCTAGGTATGCTGATGGTATTGGTTATTCTGCTGATTCACCGCTCTTTAAAGCGATGGATAGCGTTCAACAAAAAGTCAGTGTAGCACCTGCTCCAAAGGTGAATGTAGATAATGCAGAAGTGCTTTTTGTATTAAAAGAGATTGTTAATCTTTTGCGTGATGGGAATAAAAAAGTTCCTGTTGCTAATGTATACATGGATGGAGAATTGATTACACGTAAGGTGACCGAAGAACAAAATCGCAGGTCACGTATTGAGAGTATTATGAAAGGAGTGCCTATTTGAGTTATAGAGGTGTAAAAGTAATTTACAACAATATTGATTTATCAGAGTATTGGGAGTATGTCACTGATATTCACCGTGATGCGGGGAATGAAGATAACCTTATCACTGAGGATACTCCTATGCTCGGTGAACAACTTCTAAGGATTTCTCGAGGAGCTAAGGTTATTGATGTTGATTTTACTATTTGGTCTGATGACCGTAATAAAGTAAAACGACAGCTAGCTAAGATTTTCAGGGTTGATTCTCCTAAAAAATTAATCTTTTCGGATGAACCTGACAAGTACTATTGGGCAGTAAAGACTGGTAAGATTGAGATGCGTGAAGATATCCTGAAGCGTTCGACTGGTACGATAAGATTCTATGTCGAGGATGGTGTTGCTCACTCTACAACGTATAAACGTTATGATAATCCAGTGATTTCTGGAAATAAGATGACGTTTGAAATTGAAAATAACGGAAGCGAAAATGCATATCCTATCATTAAAATCAAACATAATTCTGAGAACGGGTATATTGGCGTTGTTAATAGTACTGGAGCTCTTGAGGTTGGTAATAAGCAAGAAGTTGATGGAGAGATGGCACAGAAAAATGTGATGCTCCATCGTAATGTTGGCGGAGACTTTTCAGAATGGGTCGATGGAACTAAAAACTATGAAAACCCAACTAAAATTATCAATACTCAGATGACTTCAGATAAAGCTTGGGGTGGTAGGTTAGGTGTTTTGCCTAATCCTTTTGCTACAAGCGGAACAGCGGGAGCAATACAATATGGAGCTGTAAAAGAGCTCCCATTAGCTGAAACTGCTAAGAACTGGTATATCTGGGCGAGAGCTTGGTTTGAAACTGGACTAATGGGACAAACTGGTGCTTGGTGTCTTAGTGTTATTGATGAGAATGACCACTTTATTGCTGGTATGGCGATTGAGAAGGCAGATGCTTCAGGGAATACTGCCCAGATTCGTTTTCTTTTGGGAGACGGAAAAGGTGGAAGTCGAGTGATGCAAACTATCAATTTCACGCCGTGCCTATGGTTCCCACCAAACCCTTACGGTTCAGAAGGTCGCCAGGAAAATAAAAACGCTAACATGTTCGACTTATTAAAAGAAGGAGATACTATCAAGTACTATTGGTATGGGTCAAGCTTCCGCTATTCTGATGCTGGCATTCGTGATGTAAAAGCGAAGAAGGTTCAATTTTTCGTAGGTCAATACGCAGGTCGTAATACAACCGATAGGATGGTTTCCATGCACTCTCTTAACCATTTCCAAATCGAAAAACTACACGTTGATTATTGGAAAGATGTACCCAATAGATACCCAATGGGGTCAAACGTTGTATTATCTAGCGAGGATGTCAGTATCAATGTTGATGGATTAGATAGGGAGATGGATTTTGTATATGGTTCAAAATTCGTTGAAATTCCTCCTGGTAAATCTACTTTGGAGGTTTATACGTCTGATTGGTGTAAAAAACCTCCTACAGTAACGGTCGAATTTGAAGAAAGGTGGTTATAATTGAAAACATTTTTTCAGGTTCCAACAATAACAATTCATGACCCTTCACTTCGGATTGTGGGGGTTATTGATAATAATAAGCCGAATAGTATTCATTTCTTTGATGATAAATGGGAAAGAGACCTAGCAACTGGTGCTAGCGTCTTTTCTTTTTCGGTTTATAAAAAATTTACAGCAAATAATGAGCTTCAACAAAATCCGACAGAGGTGTTAAGAAAGCGTAATTTTGTTTCATTCAATTATAAGGATGAAACTTTTCTTTTTACTATCTATAAGATTAAAGAAACTCGCACAATGCTTGAATTAGAGTGTCGTAATCTTAATTTGGAGCTTATTAATGAAGAGGCTCTCCCGTTTAAATCTGACCAGCCGTTAACGTTTAAACAGTATGCTGAGAAGATGGACTTACTTAATTTTACAAAATTAAGCATTGGGATTAATGAGGTTGAGTCTTATACACGGACACTTGAGTTCACAAGTTCTGAAACTAAGTTAGCAAGGTTGTTAGCTTTGCTTTCTAAGTTTAATGCTGAACATGAGTTTAAGACTTTCTTGAACTCGGACGGAACACTGAAAGAGTTTAAGATAAATGTCTATAAAGAATATGATGGCGACAACTATGGTGTTGGTAAAAAGCAAAAAAATATCATTTTGCTAGGGGAACGTCACCTAACTGATATTACACGTACAGTTGATTATGATGGCTTGTTTACAATGCTTGTTCCTACAAGCTCACAGAGTGTCTCTGATGAAAAGGAAAAGGCTGACGAACATGGTCAAACGGTAACTACGGTGAAAAATCCAGATGGTTCGACTACACGAACAACAGTTTGGAAAAACTCAGATGGTTCACAAAGTAAGACAGTTATCAATACAAAAGTTACTAAGAATGCTGATGGCAGTACAACAACTGTCAAACGCACCGAGAAAGCTAATGGTTCTATCATTGAAACAACAACTATACGTACTTCAAAGGGGAATGCGAACTCTACAACTAAAGTATTGAAACCGCCAACTAGCAATAAAGATACTGGTGAAAAAGAACTTATTGACCTAGGCTCAATGCCTGATTGGGAAGTGAAAAATAGTGATGGAGAGATTGAGTTTTATAAACGAGGAGCTTCACTATATGCTCCAATAGCTGCAAAACTATATCCGTCTACTTTCACAACAGCGACTCAGTCGGACCAATGGATTCGTAAAGATATCAGCTATGATGCTAAAACCTCTGAGGAGTTGGAGCAGATGGCGTTTAAGGATTTAAAACTTCATGCTTATCCAGCTATTACATATGAAATTGAGGGATGGACTGACCTTGATATTGGTGATAGGGTGCCAATTCAAGACGATGAGTTCAGCCCTATTTTGATTATCGAAGCCAGAGTTACAAAACAAGAGCTCTGTTTTACAAGACCGGAAAATAGTCGCACAACTTATGATAATTTTAAATCGTTAAGTAATAATCTTTCGGTTGATATTCAGGTTCGCTTGGCTGAAATGGTAGAAGAGGCTAAGCCGTATACTATCAAAATATCGACAGATAATGGGACTGTTTTCAAAAACAATGAAGGTGAAAGTCTTGTTAAAGCGACTCTCTTTAAGGGAGAAAAAGAGGTCTTTTCTGATGTTAGCTGGCGCTTTGCTTTGGATGGAAATGTTACCGTTGGCATGCAATACCTTGTCAAAGCCAAAAATATCAAAGACACAGCTGTTTTAACCGTCTCTGCCTATATTGGCAACAATGAAGTGGCGACGACTGAAATCACGCTGACTAATGTCAACGATGGTGCTAAAGGTGATAAAGGCGCAAAAGGTGACAAGGGAGACAAGGGAGACAGAGGTTCAGACGGTATCGCTGGTAAAGACGGCGTAGGTTTAAAATCTACTGTCGTCACTTACGGATTAAGTACATCTGAAACCACACAACCAACGAGCTGGACGGCTCAAGTGCCAACGTTAACTAAAGGCAACTATCTGTGGACTAAGACGGTGTGGACTTATACGGACAACACATCTGAAACAGGTTACCAGAAGACTTATATTGCCAAAGATGGTAACGATGGGAATGATGGTATCGCTGGTAAGGATGGCGTAGGTATCAAGTCAACGACTATCACTTATGCAAGCTCAACTTCTGGCACAACTAAGCCTACAAGTGGCTGGTCTAGCACTATTCCAAGCGTTCCAGCAGGTAATTATCTGTGGACTAAGACGGTTTGGACGTACACGGACAATACTAGCGAAACTGGCTATTCCGTTGCGAAAATGGGTGAGACTGGCGCCAAAGGAGACAAAGGTGAGACTGGTGAACGTGGTCCGCAAGGTATTCAAGGTTTGCAAGGTCCGAAGGGCGACCAAGGTATCCAAGGACCAAAGGGCACTGACGGCAAGACACAGTACACACATATCGCTTATGCTGATAATGCAACAGGCGGTGGTTTTAGTCAGACAGACCAAACCAAAGCTTATATCGGTATGTACATGGACTTTACTGCAACAGACAGCAACGACCCGACGAAGTATAAATGGTCGAAATGGCATGGTGATAAAGGTGCTACTGGTGCTCAAGGTATTCAAGGACCTAAAGGAGCTGACGGTAGAACACCTTACTTACATATCGCTTATGCTAAT